GCCAGCGTGCCAGCGTGCCAGCGGGCCAGCGTGCCAGCGTGCCAGCGTGCCAGCGTGCCAGCGTGCCAGCGTGCCAGCGTGCCAGCGTGCCAGCGTGCCAGCGTGCCAGCGTGCGGGCGATTGCAGGCCAAAGAATTCTTTTCCAGGATCGGACGGGGGTGAGGGGGGTTTGGGGTTGCGCGCGGGGGGCACTACGATGGTCGCTCACACATTTTTCCAAAAATCCGTCAAAAGTAAATTTCAACATGTTGGAAAACTACACCCACTTGACACCCCCTCCAAAACCCAGTACAACACCGCCATGAACTCTACAGCCCTGCGCACCATCAACGACGCACCTGTCCAGGGAGGGGTGGGTGACCCCGCGCACATCGGTAGCTACCCCCCAACGCTACCCGTGGAGATTGCCCTGCGGGTGGCACCCCTGCGCGACATCTGCGAAGCCTACGGAATCAGCAAGGACCAGTGGGCGGAGTTGCGCAACGACCCAGTGTTCCGGCGCGACCTGACCGCAGCCGTGGAACATGTGAAACAGGAGGGCGCGAGCGTCAAGCTCAAAGCCCAGCTACAATGTGACGAGCTGCTGAAAACGAGCTGGAACATGATCCATGACACGACGGGAGCGACGCCGCCGTCCGTGCGGGCGGACCTCATCAAACATACCTACCGGGTGGCAGGGTTGATCGAACCGCCGTCAGGCACTGGTAACGCGCTGCCTGCCATGAACATCCAGATCAACTTGTAGCACTACATGACAGACAATATCGTCTACACACCACCACCCATAATTAAAGACTTCATCCGGCACTACTTGCCTGGGGAGCTGTTCTATAACTGGATTGTTGGCCCTGTCGGAAGTGGCAAGACAACAGGCATATTCTTCAAACTTATCCACATGGCCAAGTTACAAGCCCCCCACAAGGACGGCATACGCCGTACGCGGGCTGTAATCGTGCGCAACACCTTCCCTCAGCTCCGCGATACGACGATCAAGTCGTGGTTTGAGTGGTTCAAGGACGGCCCATCGGGCAAGTGGCGGGCGACAGACAAGGACTTCTTGCTGCGCTACAACGATGTGGAGTGCGAAGTGATGTTCCGGGCGCTGGATACACCGGATGACATCGAGCGCGTGCTGTCTTTGCAGGTCACTTTCGTCCTGATTGACGAGTTTGTGCATATCCCGCTGGATATCATGAACGCCCTCTCCAGTCGGTGTGGGCGATACCCGCCCCCGAAGGATGGTGGGGCCACAAACTGGGGGATTTGGGGGTCCAGCAACCCGGCAACCGAAGATAACGCGTGGTATGACTACCTGTTTACCGATTTACCTACCAACGCACGGTATTTTAAGCAGCCCTCTGGGCTGTCACCCGAGGCAGAGAACCTGGATAACCTCCCTGGTGGACGGGAGTACTACACCAACCAGTCCAAGGGCAAGTCCGAGGGGTGGATCAAGCAGTTTATTGAGGCTGAGTGGGGCTTCAGCGCCGCTGGGAAGCCTGTGATTGGCACATTCAAGCCTGACATGCACTTGTCAAAGGGACCGCTACAGTACGACAAGACCGTACCCTTGGTAGTAGGGTTCGACCCTGGGCTGGCGGGCAGTGCGTTCATTTTCGGGCAGGAGGACCTGCACGGGCGGTTGAAGGTCTATGGTGAGCTGGTGCAGGAAGGCTACGGCGCGAAGCGTCTGATCGAGGAGCGGCTGCGGCCCTACCTGCGGCGGCGGTTTCCGGAGGCCAGGATCATCATTGCCCCTGACCCAGCGTCATCCAACCGAGGACAACGGGACGAGCGCACCATCGTGGATGAGTTGCGCCGGCATTACCAAGTCAAGGTGGAGACCAACAACCGGCTGTCACAACGGCTGACATCCATCGAGCACTACACGGCGCGGTTGACGGACATGGGTCCGGCGTTCCTGGTGGATGCGGCGGAGTGCCCGGTACTGGTGCGGGCGTTGAAGGGTGGGTGGCGGTTCAAACTGAACGCCAAGACTGGCGCGATGGACTCCCCCGAGCCGGAGAAAAATGCGTACAGTCACCCCGGCGATGCGCTCGGGTACTTGGCGAGGTACTATATGCGCCAGACGGAGCGCACGGAGCGGTACCCCACGTTGAACATACCCAAGCAGTACGCTACCGTAAACCAGTACCACCACCGCTGACGAGCTGGACGACATGGCCGCACCCGCAGAAGATATCGTTGACCAGCTCATGGCGCTGGTGCCCGAGATGGTCCCTGTCACAGCGGAGGATTTGAGCCCCCTGCGGGACAAGTACCGCCCCCTGTTCGACACGTTCGTGAGTGATCGCTTTCAGGCGGAGCGGCGGTGGCTGCGCAACCTGCGACAGTACCTGGGACTGTATGATCCCGAGATCGAACGTACCTTGGCCAACGGACGGTCGAAGGCGTACCCGAGGATCACACGGGTCAAATGCCTGAGCGTGCTGGCGCGACTGATGAACCTGATGTTTCCCGGCAACGAGCGCAACTGGGCACTGAATGCCGGGCCGGAGCCGGACGTGTCGGACGAGGACGCGGCGGTGGCGGTGCAGGAGTTTCTGACCAAGCAGCAAGAGGCGGGTGTGCAGACTCCCCCGACCGAGGAGGACATGCGACAGGCCATCGTGGAGATGGCCGAGAAGAAAGCGGCGCGGCTGTCGAGCATCATTGACGACTACCTGCAAGAGATGGGTGGCGACCAGACACAGGACTACATCACCGTCAACCGGCAGGTGGTGGCGAGCGGCATCCTGTACGGTACAGGTGTGTTGCTGGGACCGTTCGCGCGGGAGCAGACGCAGGCGCGGTGGCAGTTCCAGGGGCAGACCCCGCAGAGGATTACGGAGACCAAGTACAAGCCCCAGTTTGAGTTTCTGCCGGTGTGGGACTTTTTCCCTGATATGAACAGCAAGAACCTCACTAGCAACGACGGGTACTTCGTGCGGCGGGTGATGTCCCGGCAGCAGGTGCGCAAGCTGGGTGAGCGGGAGGGGTTCTTTCCGAACATCATCAAAGAGTACCTGGAGCGTGACGGGGTGCGGGGGAACTACAAGCCCCGGCAGATTGACACCGAGTTGCGTAACCTGGGGGTGCAGTCCAACGTCAACGCGGAGCCAAAGGACACCGGGCGCTACGAAGTGGTGACATGGTACGGCCCGGTACTGACCAAGCACCTGACGAAAGCGCGCGTGGACATGGGTGACGCAGACCCCGAGGACGAGGTTCCCGGCGAGGTCTGGATGGTGGGCAACCACATCATCGGCGCGATGACATCCCCGTGGTACGACCTGGGCGTGAAGGTTCGCACGGTCCACACCTTCACGTTCGACGAGGACGACACCAGCCCGCTGGGCAACGGCCTGCCGGCAGTGATCCGCGACAGCCAGTTGTCGGTGTGCGCGTCGGCGCGGATGCTGCTGGACAACGCCAGTGTGGTGTGTGGCCCCAACCTGGAGCTGAACACGGACCTGCTGCGGCCTGACCAAGACTTGACAGGGGTTCATGCGTACAAGGTCTGGTATCGGGAAGGGACAGGGGCGGACGCGCAACAGCAGGCAGTGCGCAACGTGGCCATCGACAGCCACATCACCGAGCTGTTGCAGGTCATTCGGCTGTTCATGGACTTCGCGGATACGGAGTCGTTCGTAGGTCCGGCCACCGGTGGCGATATGTCACGGGGTCCGAGTGAGCCGCTGCGCACAGCCGCCGGGGCGTCCATGCTGCGAGGCGATGCTGCGCTGCCCTTCAAGGACATTGTGCGCAACTTTGACCAGTTTACGCAGTCTGTCATACAATCATTGGTGTGGTTTTCTCGGTTGCTGGGGCAGCATCCTGAAGCGCAAGGGGACTACAACGTGGTGGCGCGGGGGGCGACAAGCCTGATTGCCAAAGAGATTCGCGGGATGCAGGTGGACCAGTTGGCATCTACATTGACGCAAGGCGAGCTGGAGCATGTGGACTCCCGCAAACTGGTGCAGAAACGGTTTGAGGTGCGCGACCTGACAGATATGCTGCTGAGTGAAGCCACGGTAGCCAACAACCGGGCGCAGGCGCAGCAGGAAATGCAGGAGCAGAAAGCCCTGCAAGATGAGATGATGCGCGCCACCATACGCTCCGAGCTGGCCAATGCGTTCAAGAACATCGCACAAGGCCAGAAGAATGTGGCGGCTACCGAGAAATCGCGCATAGAGGCGGTTGAAGGTATACTGGGGCAAATGACATCGGCAGACATGGCCGCCAGTGCGGCGCAGGGTGCGGCGCAG